TGAAGACATTATTGTGCGAGATACTCCTGTAAGATGGATGGATTTTAAAAGGTAGATTAAATGGGACTTATAACAACACTAAAAAGGTGGTTTAACATGTTTTTCAAAAAACAAGCCGAAGAGGACTTTAATATCCAGGCGGCAGAATTCCCGGAGATGGAATCACTGATTAACCGGTGTGCGAACATCTATAGGGGTGCGCCGGAATGGCTGGATGATGAGGATAATATCAAGACGATCAATTTCGCGAAAACTGTCTGCTCAGAGACAGCACGGCTCACAACGCTGGCAATCGGCATCCAGATCGGCGGTTCCGCAAGGGCTACATGGCTTCAGAAACAGATTAACAAGGTATATTTTCAGATACGTCACTGGGTAGAGTACGGTTGCGCCTATGGAACGGTTTTCATCAAGCCGAACGGTGAGAGCCTTGATGTATTTACTCCGGCAGATGTGATGATTGTGGATTATGACAATCAGGAAATAAAAGGGATTATATTCAAGGATTCTTATACTGTTGGACGAAAATACTATACACGGCTTGAATATCATCGTTTTGTTGAAACCACCGTGGACGGCGTGACAACTTACCCATATTATGTTTCTAATAGAGCCTATGTATCAAAATCCCCTCAGTCAATTGGCAATAAGATTGACCTTAAACAGACCAAATGGGCTGATCTCATGGCAGATACGCCACCGATTCTCAAGGCAAACGGAGAAAAGCTGGACGGACCGCTTTTCGGAGTTCTACGGACGCCACAGGCGAACAATGTGGATATTAGCACACCACTGGGCTTGCCGGTTTTTGCTGAAGGCATTGAGGAGCTGGGAGACATTGATGTTGCGTATAGTCGGAACGCGGGGGAAATTAAAGACTCTCAGAAGATTGCTCTGTTAGATGATAGACTACTGATGCCAAGCGGTACACCTGTTTCAGCCATGTCACCACGAGGTATGGAGAACAGGCGAAACGAGATGAAATTGCCGCATTATGTCAAGAACGTGTTCGGACAGGACGAAAAAGAGTTTTATCAGGAAATCAATCCACAGCTCAACACGGATGCACGGTTGGCCGGAATCAATGCGCTACTGTCACAGCTTAGCTACAAATGTGGATTTAGCAGTGGTTATTTTGTGTTTAACGAGAAAACTGGAATGGTGACGGCTACGCAGGTGGAAGCGGACGACCGCCGGACAATTCAGTTTATTAAGGACGTTCGGGATAAGCTGGAGGATTGTCTGAATGGCGTAATCTATGCACTCAATGTTTTTGCCGACCTGTACGATCTAACTCCGGTGGGCGTTTATGAAACAACATACGACTTCGGAGACATAACCTACAACAGAGAAGAAGACCGTGCAAGATGGTGGCAGTATGTTGTACAGGGAAAGGTTCCAGCATGGCTGTTTTTCGTAAAATTTGAAGGAATGACCGAGGAAGATGCGAAAGCAATGGTCAAAGAAGCTCAGCCAGACGAGCCGACTTTGTTCGGCGATGAGGAATAATATATGCTTAGTCCAGAGTACTTGCGCAGAATCACAGAAGGCAGTGAACAGATTGCTGAGGAGTTACACCAGTATATTATATCTGAGATTGTATCTCGAATGATGGCAAGAATCGGAAGAGGTGAGGATTATATTCTGACCAATGCCGATGCGTGGAGAATCAGAACACTACAGGAATCTGGTGAACTGTTAGAAGACATTCTGGCAGAGCTGTCTAAATATACCAAGCGGCAGCAGGAAGAACTAAAAGAGGCGTTTGAAGATGCCGGAATCACTGCCCTCGATTATGATGATAAGATATACAAGGCGGCAGGATTAAGCCCTGTACCGCTCGAACAGTCGCCAGCTATGATAAGACTCATGGAGCGAAATATGCTTGCAACCATGGGCGAGTGGAAGAACTTCACGAGAACAACTGCAAGTGCTGCTCAGGCGTTGTATATCAACCAGTGTGACCTTGCATACAATCATGTGATGACTGGGGCAGTTGGATATACGCAAGCGATTAGAGAAGCAGTTAACAATGTTGTAAGCAATGGCGTTACGGTAACATATCCATCCGGCAGAAAAGATACAATTGAAACAGCGGTTGCACGCTCTGTCAGAACTGGCGTGGCTCAGGCTACTGGAGATATATCCCTAAAACGCATGGAAGAAATGAACTGGGATTTAGTTCTGGTCAGTGCTCACATGGGAGCCAGAACGGGCGATGGCGGTGAGAATCCGGGAAATCACGCATGGTGGCAAGGAAAGATATACTCTCGTTCTGGCAAGAGCAAGAAATTTCCGCCGTTCTCATTGACCGGATACGGAACAGCAAGCGGACTGTCAGGGGTCAACTGTCGGCATAGTTTTGGAGCCAGTGATGGAGAATTTAATCCCTATGCAGAATTATCAGCGCAGGACAAAGCCGACAAGGGAAAGCAGTACGAAAAGGAACAGCGGCAACGTACTTATGAGCGAAGAATCCGCAAAACGAAGAGAGAAGTCCTTGGACTGCAAGCAGGAGTTGACAATGCACCGAACGAAAAGGCGAAATTCGCATTACAACAAGACCTTGACCGGAAGTCTTACCTTCTCCAGAAACAAAATGCTGCATACAAAGATTACTGCAAGTGGAATGACCTGAGGGAACTGCAAGACCGGCTCGTAATAGCGAAATGGAATCGCCAGAACGCCGCTAAAGCCAGAGGAGCGGCAAAACGATATAAAACAGCAAAGGGGATTGACTGATGGATAGATGGGAATATTATAATCCGAATCCTGCCGGTAATCGAGTCGGAGATTGTGCTATCCGGGCAATATGTAAAGCAACCGGTCTTGACTGGGAAATAGTATTCGCCGGATTAATGGTGCAGGCATGCGCTCTGTCAGATATGCCAAGCGCAAATTATGTCTGGGGAGCGTACCTCTATAAACGTGGGTACAGGCGCAAACTGATTGAACAATCAGAGCGATATATCTATACAGTCAACGACTTTTGCACAGACCATCCGACAGGCACGTACATTCTCTGCATAGATGGTCATGTGGTGACAGTACAAGAGGGCAAATATTTCGATACATGGGATAGCGGTAATGAGATTCCGGTATATTACTGGGAAAAGGAGTAGCTAAATGAGCATATCAGAATTTGTACAAGTATTCCTCTCAATTTGCGGAGGAGTGTCTATTGTCGGAGGAGCGGTGGCCGTAATTCTTAAGTGGATTACTCCGGCATTTCGACTCAACAAGCGAGTTGAAACACTGGAAGAACATGATAAGCGTGACTTTGAGAGTCTTCAGAGGATCGCGGAGCGTGATTCATTGATTCTGGAAGTACTATCAACCATGTTGGATAGTCAGATCAGTGGGAATAATGTTGAGGAATTAAAAAAAACAAAGCAGAAGCTCACGGAGTATCTTGCACAGAATCAACGTTAGCATTGATAAGGGGTATGCTCATGAAATTATATGTGTTCACGAAAAAAGATATAGACAGGTTCTTGATAGAGTGTAATTTCACACCAGACGAAGAAAGACTGTTTCGGTTGAGATGCAAGGAATATACGCTTGAATACTGCGCTGAACAGATGAACGTGAGTATATCAACAGCAAAGCGGTTAAGCCGGAGGGTAAATAATAAAATAATCAAAGTGTGCTGATACTTTTTGGATACTAATTAGAGCCAGAAACGACCTGTTTCCGGTTCTTTTTTTATGTAAAAATATAATCAGAAAGGCGGTGTATAAGATGGCACTATATAACAATCCTTATCAATATAGTTTTGGCGTTCCGGGGCAGATGAACCAGTTCCAGCAACAGCCTGTCCAGATTCCAGCTCAACCAGTACAGCAACCACAGCAGAATAATAGCGGTATCCTGTGGGTATCCGGCGAAGTCGGCGCAAAATCCTATCTGGTAGCACCCGGGACAAGTGTTTTGCTGATGGATTCAGAGAGTGAAAAGTTCTACATAAAATCCACAGATGTTTCTGGCATGCCGCAGCCACTGCGAACATTTGAATACCACGAGGTGGGATCTCAGATGCCGCCTAAACAGCCTGTTCAGAACATGGACAGTAAGTATGTCACCAGACAGGAATATGACGATTTAAAGGGCAAATACGAAGCTATTATAAACCGATTAAATTCATTTTCTGAACCTGTTAGGGCTAATACCATACAGGAGTCAGCAATCAAGGGAGGAAACACAGATGAGTAATCCATTATTTAATGCACTTGGCGGTGGGATGCCGCAGGGAAACGGACCAATGCAGATGATACAGCAGTTTATGCAGTTTAAGCAGAATTTTAAAGGAGATCCGAAAGCAGAAGTTGAGAAAATGCTACAGTCTGGAAGGATTTCACAGCAACAGCTTAATCAGGTTCAGCAGATGGCAGGGCAGTTCCAGCACATGCTGAAAGGAATGAAATAGTACATTACAATCTGGCCAGATTGATGTAAATATACAATAAAGGAGATTATATTATGGATGGAAATTATAGCTTAGCAGATATTGCCGCTGCTACTGGAAACGGTAGAAATAATGACGGCATGTTTGGTGGAGATGGCAGCTGGTGGATTATTGTTTTATTCATTTTTGCTTTCTTCGGATGGGGAAACAACGGATGGGGCAATAGCGGCAACGGCGGTGGATATGCAGCCACAGCAGCTACTCAGGCAGATATTCAGAGAGGATTTGACAATTCCGCAGTAATCAGCAAGCTTGACGGAATCAATAGCGGCCTGTGTGATGGATTCTACGCCATGAACAACGGTATGCTTACCGGTTTTAACGGAATCAACACGAACATCATGCAGACTGGATTCGGGATCCAGCAGGCAATCAATGCCGATACTGTAGCCAATATGCAGAACACAAACGCACTCCAGGCGCAGCTTGCGAACTGTTGCTGTGAAACCAGGGAAGCAATTCAGGGTGTGAACTACAATATGGCACAGAACACCTGCGCATTGCAGAACACCATGAACAGCAACACAAGAGACATTATTGACAGTCAGAACGCTGGAACAAGAGCTATTCTTGATTATCTTTGCAATGAAAAGATTTCCAACCTGCAGGCTGAAAATAACGACCTCAGACGTGCTGCTTCTCAGGACCGCCAGAGCGCACTTCTCACAACTGCAATGGCTTCACAGACACAGCAGCTCATTAATGCGATTAATCCGGCACCGATTCCGGCATATCAGGTTCCTAATCCGAACACATTTTACGGATGCGGATGCAACACTGGATGTAATTGCTGATAACTTCATATCGAGAGTATCTTTCGATTGATTCGGATGTCGGCTTATGCCGTATTACACAGAGGGCAGGCTGAGACCTGTCCTTTTGTGATATGAAAGGAGTATTTTTATGGCAGAATTTACAAATGTTGCTGCTCAGACTGTAGCAGCAAATGGAAACGTAGTATTTTCAAACACAGCAGTTAAAGGTTCTAACTGCATTCAACACAGGGAGGGAAGTGGAATCATTACGCTGAGAGGACTTACTAACCAGTGCAAGGCTAGATTTTTCGTGGACTTCTCTGGTAATATTGCAATTCCAACAGGTGGTACTGTCGGGGCTATCTCTCTGGCTATTGCAATATCTGGTGAGCCGGTTCTTTCTTCTCAGATGATTTCCACACCGGCAGCAGTAGACCAGTACAACAATGTGTCCTCTGGAATCTATATTGATGTACCTCGCGGATGTTGCGTTAATATCGCAGTAGAGAACACAAGCAATCAGGCAATTTCTGTTGCGAACGCAAACATTGTTGTGACTAGAGAAGCGTAGGAGGTGCAGCTATGAGAGATATTAAAGACTTATGTGCAAGAATTGAAGACGAACTGTCCAAAATCGCTGACAATGGACTGACCACCGGAAATCTGGAAATGACATACAAGCTGATTGATATGTACAAAGATATCAAGAACACTCAGTACTGGGATAAGAAAGTAGAGTACTACAACACTGTCCTTGATGAGATGCGTGGCGGATACAATGACGATTACAGCGAACGCGGAAGAAAACGCGATAGCATGGGAAGATACAGCGCAAATGACGGCAGAATGATGCCAGACTACGACCGGGGTAGTTCTTATGCCAGACGTGGTGAACATTACGTCAGAGGCCATTACAGCCGTTCTGACGGACGGGATGCTTATGATGATTACATGACGCAGAAACAGAGCTATCGTTCCGGCAAATCCGAGGACTGTAAGAGGAAGATGCTTGCCGCTCTGGAAGAACATCTGGACGAACTCACTACAGAAATGAGCGATATGTCCAAGGATGCAGAGTGCCGGGAAGAACGTGATCTTGTCAAGAGATACGTGGAAAAGCTCCGTGATATGCTCTAATTGGCTAAAACATGTACCACAACTTTTGGGAGGTTCTGTGGTAAAATGTATTCATAGGGAAGAATCGTAAGCAGAAATGCTTGACATAGACATTTTTATTGCTTTCCTCCTTTCTTTAAGCAGATGCGTGTCCTTAATAGAAACAGGTTCGGGGTGGAATCTGGAGGTTGAAAAGCGGATGCAATTTCCGACACGTATCATTGCCGTTAGTGCATGGCGGCATACCTCCTTGTGAGAGCATATAACTGAACAGTGAAATCCAACCCGTGCAGAGGTGTGCGACCGTATAGGCGGTGTTGACGTAGCCCGAACGTCCCGTGTTTAGGCATAGCACGTAAAATACCTTGCTAACCCGGATTCCCGGGTTATGTGGAACCTATCGGCTATAGGACAAATATCTATAGATACAAGTTTTCCAGTTCGACTCTGGAAGTTCCGCTTACCCTGCCAGTGGTCTAACTGGCTTAATCCACTTACCTGCGGCGGCAGGTCAATAAACACGACCAGGAGGATGTATATGCAGAAACTTATTGACACATTAAAATCATTTGGAATTGAAATCCCGGAGGATAAACAGGCAGATGTAAAGAAAGCACTCTCTGAACATTACAAAAATGCCAAAGAAGTAGCAAAAACTCTGTCAAAAGTTGAGG